ATTTGACTATCTCTACAACGGTATTCCATAGCTTCCGCACCCAAGATAGGTAGGTCAGGATATTCATATTTCACACTCCATAGTAAGTAAGATTGCTTCAATCCCGTAGATATTGGGTACAACCTCAACCCAATGCGGGTTTACTATAACAGGCTTTACGCCTAGGCTACATCCCGACCTTCTCAGATGTTGATAGTGTGAGCAGCCAGTTGACCAGAGCAAGCACCCCAATAGCAACAGAGTCCACAGTAGCCTCATCCACGGGTACTGCATAACCAAACGCCTCCGCAGCCTGTATAGCCGCCCAGATAGCTCCTGTGAGGGCCGTAGCGGTGATTTGTCGGCTTTTCCACTTGCTAGGGTCTGCTACTGCCTGACCCTTCTTTAACAGCGATATAGCCGCTTTAATCTTCCGTATCATCTTCGTCCACCAGTAAGTTATAGCAAAGGGATGATTTGTAAGTTTCTATCAAGGCTATCAACGTCAGAGGGCTAACGCCTTTATCTATCTGCCCCTCTACCCAAGTCGCTAACTCATCCATAGCCTCTTCAGCTAATCGGTCTGCGCGTGTATCTGGAAATGGTATAGCGTCCATAATTACCCCAAGTATCTAAACGCTGCACCTATAGAAGCAGCAACAACAAGCCAGACTATTCGCTCTGCTGACTTGCCTTTAATTACACTTTCCGATAAACGGTCTACCTTGTCATCTAGGCCATTTACTTTAGACTCTATGGAAGACTGCCTGTTAAACACCGTGACTAACTGCTCTTCGACTCTAGCTAAAGAGATAACAGCCTCCTGTAGCTTGTCTATTTTAGCTTCTACTCTGTGTAGTCGGTCTTCCATACTGCACCTATAAGGTTAAATCAGCAGCTTTGCGGCTGCTTCTGAGCTGATAGATATGGCGTAATGCTTCACCGCCTTCCCTATGGAAGACTATTTGATGCATAGCTGATGCGGCGCCGTAACCTGCCCCTGCATGCCAAGAGTCAGGTGGAGCTAGGGTTGCGAATGACTCTACAAAAACCCCATTATCTGTCTCTATGAGAGTCTGATGATGGATATGTCCTACTAGCCACTTGCGGTAGTTAGTGGAAGACCATTGCTCAGGAAGCATCTTAGGCAACAGGGACGCGAGCTTAGGCGCTTTTACTTTATCACCGTGGTGTACTGCTATTAGATTCTTGCCAAACTGCAAAGTATGGAAGAACCCGTGAGGGTCTAGTATTGTCACCCGTGGTTCTTTTGAGTAGTAATACTTAAGTATTAACGCGAGGGCTATGGCAGTGTCGGAGTCGTGATTACCGCGAGCCATAATGACTGTGACGTTCTTGTGCTTCTCTAGCATCTTAGAGATGGAGTGCACAAAGGTCTGAGCGGCTACATCTAATACCACTTCAATGCGAGTATCTACGTCTAGCTTAGTCCCGCCAAAGGTCGTACCACCTGAGCCGTTAGCATGTATAAAATCTCCTACGTTAACTAACAAGGCATTCTCAGAGGGCGGCGCCAACCCTGTTAGGTAGTCTATAGCATCTCGCATAGACTCTGAGGCTATCTTAGTGTCGTAGTCTCTTTCTTTCGTCTCACGAGCATCAGAACGCATACCAAAGTGCGAATCGCCAATCACCACGGTAGGCAAAAGATCATCAGCAAACTTCTTCTGCTTAGGCTTAGCCTTTGGCTTGTACTTAGGCAGGTCTTTAGTTAGACCCTCCACGAAAGCCTTGATAGCTTGGTCGCGCTCTGCCTCTTTCATTGTGCGACGAGTCTTTAACCACGCCTTCTCGCCGTCATCATTTGTCGTGTAGATACTGCGACCGACCACTATCTCGCCTTCCGGCACGTGTCGTCTTGCGTCCCAGTTTGCAGAGTAGCCCTGCTGAGCCGCATAGTTTTTCACAGCTCTGATATGGTCGCGCAGGGTAGACGGAGTAATGTTTAGAATCGCCGCAGCGTCTACAGCAACCTCGCCGCACTCTTCCCAAACCTTTACAGCTTCGCGTTGTCTGGCTGTCTTGGCGTAATCTATTAAACTCATTAAGGTTCGTCAGGCCAGATTACATTCAAAGGAAAACCATCCTGCTCCGGAATATCACGAAGAGCTTGGCGGTAAGTAGCCCACGCCGTTTGATCTACTGGTGCGTCTGCCACTTGTGTCCAATCACTTTTAAGAATCTCTGCATTTCTTAAAAAACGAATACGTTTAGCTTCTCTTTCAGGTGTTTTGTTTTCGTATTCAGATGCAGCATTAGTAATTTCTACTATTTCCTGATCGGTAGCATTTCTATTAACGCCGTTTTCCCAAACTTTAATTTGCATTTTGATACCTTAATTTTTAAGAATTTTTAAGACCGCAAACAACAACATAACCCCATAAATCTGCTAGTGTACTTGCAGGGAAAATCTTAAAACCGTCAACGTTAAAAGCCGTGTCAGTCCAAATCGTAGTTCTTGCTTGTGTTGGACGTGTGTCGTTTGAGGTAGATCTATAACAAAAAACACTGGTTAAATTTTGAAAGGTACTGGTATTTGCGGTTGGAATAGTAATTTCTAAAAAACTCCTAACGTTACTTGTTGAGGAAGCTTCAATGTCGTAAGTTGGGTGCGTCAAAGCGACTACATTTGTGTCATCAGTATAATTAGAAATATAATTAGTTCCATTATCAACAGAAACCATGTTTCTGTAATAGCTGCTATTTATATCGCTTCCCTGATACCTAAAACAGCCTTCTATGTCTGTATTTCTATCGCAAGCAAAATCATATATAAAAATCTTAATAACCGCATAGTCTGTGCTAGACCAATCATAAGATATTGACGCAACGTTGTTGGCATAAGAAGAGCTTAATAACTCCCAAGCACCGCCACCCGCAGGAGCAGATGAAGTCCAAGAAGTGCCATTAGATGTAAGTATGTTTCCTGAAGTAGAAGGAGCTACATAGCCCAAAATAGTGGAGTCAATATCAGAATCTACAAGAACATTGCTACCGCCGTTTTGCAAAGTACCAGTAAAGTTTGCTGTCGCGTCATCATACTTGGCTGTGTCAGCATCGTAACCTTGAACCGTTACACCAATGTCAGCATCTTTAAGAATTGTTGCGTCAGCAGGTTCTTTGTTATTTAGCTGTGCTTGAATAGCAGATGTAACGCCATCAACATAGTTAAGCTCAGTAGAAGTAGCTGTTACACCTAAATCACTTAGGCTTTCTACTTTTGCGTTTAACTGAGTCTGTGCATCAGATGAAAGGTTAGATGTATAGTTTAGTGTTGTAGCGTCACCAGTGTAGTCAGAGATTTGGCTGACTGTCACCGAGGTCGCAGTAGGCGCAACATTAGTCCACGCAGAGCCTGTGTAGACCTTCATCACGTTAGACACGTTGTTGAAGTACAAAGCTCCAGTTATAAGAGGATTGCCATCATTGTCCGTTGTTGGATCAGACGCTTTCTCACCTAGATAGCGGTCATCAAACGCATCATAGGTAGCCGCTGCATCCGATGCTGAAGTAGCCGCTGCTGTGGCTGAGCCTGCTGCTGCTGTGGCGCTTCCTGCTGCCGCTGTAGCTGAAGAGGCTGCTGCTGTAGCTGATCCGGCAGATGCTGTGGCGCTATTCGCTGAATCGGTTGCGCTAGATGCAGAGGCCGTGGCGCTGTTAGCACTATTGGTGGCGCTAGTCGCAGATGCCGTTGCAGAAGTCGCTGCATTAGTCTCTGACGTTGCCGCTGCTGATTCCGATGCCGCTGCTGCTGTCTCAGAGGCCGCTGCTGCCGTTTCAGACGCTAAGGCTGCGGTTGCGCTAGCCGCACTCGCTGTGGCGCTTGTGGCGCTCTGTGAGGCGCTGGTAGCCGCATTAGTCTCAGAGGTGGCTGCTGCTGTTGCAGACGATGCTGCTGCGGTTGCGGAGCTGGCTGCGTTTGTCTCTGCTGTTTCTGCGTTGGTTTCCGCTGTCTCTGCCGCCGCTTGAGCCGCCTCTGCTGCTGCTTGCGCTGTCTCGGCATTAGTCTCTGCTGTCTCTGCCGCTGTCTCGCTTGCTGCTGCCGCTGTAGCACTCGCTGCCGCTGCTGTGGCACTCGCCGCTGCCGCTGCTGAAGTACCCACCCAGTAAGCAGGTGACGTTGCGGGGTCGTTACCAGTGTTTGCGTTCTGGAGAGACGTATAGAGAATGCCGTCTGTGCCGACTACGTTCTGGTCTTCAGCGTAAGTTGTTGTAGATAACCACGCAAACGCCAGAGACACCCAGTAGCTTGAGGCTGTGGATGGGTTGTTGTTTAGGTTAGAACCCTGTAAGGATTGGTACTGTTGATTCTCATAAGTAACCACTGCGCCTACATCGTAGGTAATGCCAGAGTTCCACTCTACAGAGTATAGGAGCGTCCAGTAGCCAGAAGACGTAACAGGGTTATTGTTCTGGTTTCCATTAGACAATGAGCGGTAGTACACGCCGTTAGAACCCAGCACTACGTCATTGGCTGAGTAAATCTTACTTGCAACCCACTCATCACCGAAGTCAGTCGCAGTCTCACCAACAGGGTCGCGTACAGCAATTTGTACGTCATTGTTGTCTGTGAGGATAACCTTGGCTACGCCTTCAAAGAAGATGTTAGGCTGACGGCCTGCCGCTGTAAGCAATACAGGATTGGTATTCGGGATTGAGTTATTAACGTCCGAATAGGTAGTCTTAGGCGTAGTAGTGCCAGACTCATAGAAATACAGCTTGCCTTCCGCTAATGGGTCGCCAGCGTTGTCTAAGTATTGGTCGAAGTTGCCGAATCGTGCCATTTGGATTTACCTGTAATAAGTCTATTCTTGGAATGCGTACTGTTGCGCTGCTTCGCTCATGCCAACCCATAGAGAAGAGGCAAGAATGTTAGCCGCTGCTTGTGCGCGCGCTTTACTCATAGGACGACTAGCGATTACATCTTGTATGAGATTAGCCGCTGTAACGGCATTTTCGCCTTTTGTGTTTAATAACGTAGTAGCTATCTCTTGCATAACCTGCTGCACTCTTTCTGTTGGCACATCAGGGTCTGTTCCGAATACTGAGCGCGCAACAGAGTTGTACACATCGCTTAACTTGCCTGACCCGCTAACTATTTCATTAAGAGTAGCTTGTGATATATCAGCTATCTGCTTATTAGCTTCAGTACGGAATGCTGTTTGCGACCCTCTAGCAACAGCTTGTTGAAGATTCATGAACTCTTGAGCTTTTGCCATTTCATTTCTGAATTGACGTAACTCTGCACCTGTTAGGAACTTGTTAAGTTTCTTCAGAGACTCAGGAGATGAGAAAGCCTTAAACGCTGCCACAGCGCCTCTGGCTGTTTCCATATCTGCCTCTGAGTCCATCAGCGTCACTCTAGCCCTATCCTCTACTCTCTGTATCTCAGTGCGAAGCATTCTTCTCATACTTTCTCTGAGCTGGTCGCGCGCCTCACCCTCTACACCGCCTATCAAGCGAGAGAAGTCTTCTGGAGTAGAGCGGTTAAAGTTATTTACTAAACGGATAGCGTTTTCTTCTACAATGCCTTCCAAGCCCAAATTCACCGCCGTACCGTAATCTGGTACAGCTCGGGTCATTGAGCGACTTAGACGATTATATAGCTTACTAGCATTAACAGCTTCGCTTGAAAGTTTTCCAGTAACAGGGTCTGTGCCTTCTTGGATAACATCCCCTAAACCACGCTTAATATAGTCAAGCTGAATAATGTTTGGGTATTCTGTCAAATTTCCGTCAGCATCTACTGTCAATGACCTGACACCTACGTCATCAATCTGCATACGCTCATTCGCGCTTTGAATAGCTCGCTCTTTATAACGAGGAGGTATCTGATTCAAGACAGATTGAATTGATTTACCTTCAGAGGAAACCGGATCAATAAACGCATTATAAGCCTTATCGTATGCTTCCTGACGCTGTGGAGCAGTTCTTGCTCGCGCCTCTTCAAACACCTGTTGTGGCCCTTCTGCTGGACGACCTAGCAATCTATCTAAACCTTGGTCAAATGCTCGTCTAACCTCACGGCCAGTCTCTGCCACGCCTTGTTGAACAGTAGTGGTAGCTGGGCCTTGGACTTGCTGGGTAACGTCTAATAATCGCTTTGACTGTGGGCCAGCATTAACCAATCTTGCTTCTTCACCCATACGGCGAATGTTTTGCTCAATTTGCTCACGAGTCATACCAGACTCACCTAGAGATACCATGGCTCTAGCAGCTTCCCTAGAGATGCCTAACTCAGCAGCAAGCGCAGCTAGATCAATATCACCTAAACGGCGTGATACGACATTTTCTACCAGACCTCCAGCAGCACCAAGTGGCGCGCTAATTCCTGCTGATATCATCCCTCGGCTTTGAGCTTCTTGTACTCTTTCTGGATTTAGACCGCCCTCTGGCATGACTAACGGGCCTTCACCCTGCCCGTATCCAGCCACCGCACCTTCTACTCCTCCGAATGTTCCAGCTTGCAATCCTCTTTCGGCTACACGCATAAGACCGCCACCAGACATTGTTGGCATAGTCATAGCTATTGGAAGAGTAGAAGCCATTCCAACACCTGTCTCAAGTGCTGCACTTTCTATCGGTCTAGTCTCTTCCATTGCTTTCTGAGCTAGACGCACATTAGCTTCAGTCTGAGGGCCACCTACTGCACGACCAAGCTCATCTAAGTACTCACCCGCAAAAGGCACACCACGCAGCCCTACAGCGCCTCTAGCAGCCGCAGGACGCTGTTGTACAACGTCTTCATACACACGCTGTTGGAACATCTCAGCAGGGTCTTCACCCCCAATAATCCTGCGAATCTCTTCAGGGTCAGTAGTGGAGTAAGCCTCATCAAAGTAGCCTACTTGACCTTCTGGAGTCTGGTAGACAGTGCCACGGCCTCTTGGCTCAGTGACTGTTCCTTGAGGTAGTTGCTGACTTGTCTCACCGCCCATTTCAAAGTTAGAGCGGTCATTGACCATGCTTTGCGCTTCGTCTTTAGATGCAGCTTCTACATTATACTGCTTCCCATCGAGAGAAGACGTTACAGTAAAATTAGGCATATCTTATTCCGCTGGGGTAATCGCTGGATTTACAGGGCGAAGCTGAATACTAGAACTTACCTGATTAAAGAAGTTAGGAACAATCGCTTCTATCTGTCTTCTCTTAGCAGGGTCTTCAAATAGAGACTGTGAGTTAAGCTCTGTAATCCTGTTGAGATATTCTGGGTATTCAATTCTTCCAGCGTTAAACTCGGTTCTAGCATTCAGTTTTTGTCGCTCTATGTCTGCATAGTCGTCAAATACTAGCTTTGTTAATTCACGACCTTGTTGGCTTTGTAACACGGAAGGCAATGAACTAATGTACAAACGAGCCTCAAAGTCAGATGTAGCGCCACTTCCTGCTGGTCGCATCTGCGGAGCAAGTCGCGAAATTAAAGACTGTGCAGCTTCTGTCTCTGGGCCTAGATTTAGTAGATTTACCCCAGTTAGACCATATCTATCAACAACCAGTTGCTCTGCGCGATTTAGATTAGACTTACCTAGCAAATTAACAAGCTGACCAATATCATTGGCAGTTCTAATGATTCGTGGAGATTCTTCAAGCTCTTGATTAATTTGCGTCATCTGTCCCTGAATGCTTTCACGACGCACATCTGTCATAAAGTCTTGCTCAGAAGGCATGATAGCTACAGTTGGGCCTTTAGGTGGAGGCGCGATAAAGTCACCGACATCTCTAGCCTGAACTCCACCGCTAAGAGGGTCGCGCATGAAGTATTGACCTTGTTCCGTGACATCCGACGCTTTGACAGCCTCAGTAGGCATAAACGGACGCAAGAAAGTTTCTAGCTCTTGCTTGGCTAGACCGATGTTGCCTGATTGAAGCATAGAGCCAATACGCGCTGTGTCAGATGGGTCGCCACCTAGACGGTTAATCATCTGCACTCGGTCTTGGATCAGGGACATAGCGTTATTAACATCACCACGATTAATGAAGTCATAGGCTTGCTTAGCGTCCTTGACCATAGCAGCTAAACGCTTTCTCTCTTCCTCTTGTTTTCTAGCTTCAAATGCAGCTTCATACTCTGCACCCTTGCCTTGAACTCCTGCACCAAAACCACCTAATGCGCCACCTAGCTTTTGTATAAAAGTGCGTTCTGTTGGTTCTGGCCTGTTAAATAATCCATCCATTGTTTGTTACCTTAAATAATTACCACCAACCAAAACCAGCTGAGCCACCAGCAGTAGCTATACCTGAAGCAGCTTGCCCGACCTGACCAAGTATGCCTTGTTGTTGCTGCGGCTGACCCACGCTCGTACCCAAACCAGTAACTTGACCAGCAGAGCCAGTAGAAATGTTAGCTAACATTTGAGCCGTCTGTTGAGCTGCGTCTGCTTGGCTCATGCCTGAATTAACAAGTAACTGAGCGATGTTCTGAGCTTGTGTGCCGTAGACGTTAGAGATGTTTCCACCTAGTGCCGTAGCAATGTTAGAAGTATCACGGCTGACATTGGATATTTCACCAGCCATCAATTCACCTGCGCGTGTGCGGATGTCTGCGAGACTCTGACCTGTGCCGTAGCCCATTTGCGCCGCTGTCTGACCGCCAGCAAGCCCGAGATTAGCAAGCTGCTGACCTACGTTCTGCATAGCGCCAAGCGCCTGTGTGCCTTGAGTCTGCTCTAGTCCTGCGAGTTGACCTGCACCACCTGCTGCGTATTGGCCTGCGCCTTGTGCAGCTTGTAGACCTTGGCCTGTTAAGCCTCGGAGGTTTTCAATCTGCTGCTGTAGCCCTTGTGAAGCAAGACCCTGACCAAAACGAGTAAGTTCTTTCTGAACGTTACCGCCGCCTAATCCACCTGTAGCCGCTGCGCCTGCGAGGTTAGCCCTCGTGCCTTGCTCACGGAGGAACTGGATATACGGAGATTCTTGATAAGCCTGTTGGAAAGCCTCTTGGCCTCTAGCGCCTGTAAGAGCTTCTAGTTGAGCCTGAGCCGCTTCGCCGCCCTGCATATAAGGCTGGAAACCTTCCTCAGCACGACCATAACCCGCAGTAATGTCTTGACGACCTTGACCTAAAGCCCTGCGGAGTTCTTGCAGACCTGAAGAAACAGCGCCTGTAAGCCCTGTAGCGCCTGTTGCAAGACCTTCTTGTAGTCCAGCAAGACCGCCCTGCAATCCGCCTTGTAGGGCTGCTTCTGCGCCTATAACGCCTGTCTGTGGCATATTTACCTGAGCGCCAATTACATTAGGGTCGTTGTAACGGATACTCCCATCTTGGAGAGTGCCGCCAGTGTAACCTTGCTGACCACCCATAACATTGGTTAGGTCTTGGCCTACGCCTTGAGAAGTCCCCTCCAGCCCAGCAAACATTGCTCTATCAGCATCGCTTAAATTCGCATTATTAGCGGCTGCTAAATCTGCCAATCCGCCTGCGGTTGTGCCTGTTCCTGCTGCTGTGATTGTATCTGCTGCTGTAGCCGCACCAGTATCTGCTGCTGTAGCCGCACCAGTATCTGCTGCTGTGGTTGTATCTGCTGTTGTGCCTGTTCCTGCTGTTGTAGTTGTAGTACCTCCAACCGCATTAAGCTGAGCAGGTGTGTAACCAAAGTCAGTTGTTAGTACGCGACTAATATCCGCTACTGGTATTCCAAAATAATCAGAAACTTGCTGGGTATTGACCTGACCAGTACGAAGAGCATTTTCTACAATTCTAGAATCTTCCATTGAGTAATCGTTGTCTCTTTCAACGCCACTCAACGCCATGCTCACAGGTGTGGCGACTTGAGATATTTGTTGTGGCGTGTAGCCAAAACTTTGCTCAAGAACACTGTTTATTTCAGATGCAGGAAGATTAAAGTAATCTGATACTTGCTGAGTAGAAATTCTTCCTGAGCGAATCAGATTCTCAATAACCGCTGCCTCATCCATTGAGTAGTCATTGTCTACTGGGATGTTGGTTAGTTCGGCAGGTAGCTGTTGTGCTGCCTGCTGTGCAGGCTGTGCTGCCTGCTGTGCTGCTTGCTGTGAAGCTGGAGTTTCGTTAATTGTGTTTTGAAGACTATTAACAACAGACGACGGCGTAGTGCTAGTATAGACAAGAGATGCAACCTGAGAAGCAGGAACAATACTCATAGATGTATTTAGGTTAGCAACATCATTATAGGCATTGTTAAACTTAGAAGTATAATCATCTAGCCTTTCTTGCTTCTTGGGTAAATCGGCTTTTGCTTGCTCTAGCTGCCTTCTTAGAGAGGCCAGACGAGGCTCGTAAGTATCTTTAGTAGACTCCTTCCCAAGCCTAGAATTATCATATTGCTGCTGTGTTTTAACGATTTCTCTCTCTAAGGTATTAATCTTGCCTTGCGCTCCAGCAGCAGCTCTAGAGGCATCCTTGAGAAAAGAAAGGTTGCCAACATAGGAACTGATGTTATAGGCATCATCTGAAGTAATGTTACCAGCCGCCAAGTCTCCAGCAGCTTTTAACTTCATAAAATCAGCGTCAGTTCCAGTATTAACATTGTCTCTTCGGTTATTTAAGTCTTGAAGAACCTGTTGGCCTATAGGTACGCCATTAGCTCGCGCATACATATTGGCATTAGCCATAAACGTAGATTCTATGTTTGCTGGCAACAAACGCCCTAAAGCACCTTGGAAGGAATTACCATACTCACCGCCAGAAGAAACTTGGTCACGACTAAGACCTAATTCCCCATAACGCTTTTTAAGCACATTACGAACCTGACTAGGCCAGTTATAAATGCCTTGGTCGCCGCCTTCCTCAACAGCTAAAGTAATTAGCTTTGCAAAATCTATAGCCATTGGATGCTCCTAGTTGACTCGCTGACCATTGGCGAAATCTGATCCACCAACACCCCCGCCATAACCTCCCATACCGCCAAGCATATTAGCTACACTTGCAGGATTAAACGCAGCAGCCTGTGGATTGTATGCTGACGCTTGTACAGCTTGAGGCCGACCCATGCTTGGTACGTTTTGATACGCAGGAACGTCAATGGGTCGAGTCTGCGAAACCATTTGAGGCATATTGAATGGCACACCCATAAGAGCATACTGATAGAAAGGCAAAGAGCCAGAAAGGCAAAGAGCCAGCGCGCATCCTGTAGGCTTCACCAGCGCCTGTCCTCAATGCAGCTAATTGCTGAGGAACAGCTTCAGAGTAAATATCTAGCCCACGCTGATAGCCCTGCTGTAAGGCTTGTGCAGTAGGGTCGTAAGCACTTAGAACGTCTTGACGACCTTGTGCTGTCTGCTGCTTGATATAGTCTTCGGCGCTGCGGCGATTCTCTGCGGCAACATCCATGCCGTAAGTGTCTGTACCACCGAAAAGTCTGTCGGTTACGCTGCTCATAACTTAAATTCCTGTTTGGCAATACCTAGATGCCATTGATCGTGTATTTTACCATCTTTTAGGTAGCTTTTGCGGTTTAAGCCTTCTTCTCTCATTCCTGCCTTCATCGCAAACAATTTTACATTTCTATAGATTACAGGGATTTGGCACACTACCTTTTCATACTGAGTGTTGCCAAATATCCACCCCAATACTTCTTTTGCCGACTTGTAGGCTCTTTTGCCTCTCGTCTCTGGGGGCATCATAGGATGTATCTGCAATGTCACACCGTTGTTTGGATGCACGTTGTAGATACCTACAAACCCTTCGTCATCAGAAGACAGTAGCCAGCCTTCCGTTAGGTCTGGACTCCATGTCTCTGGATTCATGCCGTCTTCAGCTACGGTCTTCCACAGCTCTGGCATTGTGGCAATCTTCTTAATTAAATCAGAGTCTTTAGTCTCTGAAATCACACAGCCACCCAGCCCTGCGTTACATCGCCGCCTATATCTGGCTGCATCTTCCGGTATTCTATTGCGCCTGTTGAGCCTGTTGAGTCAATGTAAAGGCTATACTGACGAGCCTCTACCACGCCTTCTGGCGACCCATTTCCTACTATCGGGATGCTCAGGCTTGCGTCCTGAGTGAATTGTCTGAAGGGCTGCGCCATAGTCCCATCTGGCTGTACGATAGGCTGCGCGGCGTTGAGTCTGGGGCTTGTCACTTGTCTCCACCAATTATATTCGCCGTGAGTTGGATAATTACAGGCTTCACCGCATCCGTCAGGGTAAAGCGGAATACCTCAAATCTAGCCGCCCTGCCGTTCCTGCGCCAGATAGCCCTGCGGGTATACTCACCGATCTTGCCTATTGATCTAGCGATAGGGCCGCTCCAAGTCTTGCCGTCCTTGCTTCGCTCTAAGACTATCTGCGGGTCTACAACGTCTGAATTACCTACGCCTGACTCCACTGTAAGCTCCAAGGATGGAAAGAACACGGACTGCATATTGTTCTGGAAAGGCTGTGTAGCGACTCTGCGGATAATAGGGTTGCCGTACTCTGTGTAAACGTCAGGGTCTAATTCACCAATCCTGCCGTCTATAATGTCTCCGCACAGAATCTTGTTGTACGCCTTGACCACAGAAGCCGCTCTGAAAGCCCCTAGAGTGCCTTCTATGAACGACTTACGCTCATGCCATCGTTGGCTGGTGGTGTCGTATACAAGCGTTGTAGAGGGCAGGGCAAAGCCTATAAAGTAAGCGCCTTTGCTGGCGTATGCCCAAGAGTAAATAGCAGAGACTTGCGTATCTGACAGGTTGGACAGTAATGAGTCTATCGCAGTGGTTGAAATCTTTACTGTAGAGTTGCCATTCAATGCCCAGATGGCTGGCCCTTCATTCTCTCCACCGCCTACCCACATAAACGTGTCTTGTGCGTTTACTAGTGAGTATGGAGCGTAACAACCTTTCTGTAAGAATAGACCTGTACGTTGGAAAGGAAAATCAGCACCACCTATATTCTGGAAAGCCTCAAACGTCTGACCGCCAGAAATAAACAGTTGGTTCTTGTAAACCACAGGAGCAACAATGTCATCAGGGTCGGACTCGGCTGTACCGAAGTCAAGAGCGTTATAGCTCAGGCCGTCATTGATGGAGCTTACTATGAACTTCTTAGAGTCTGTGGTCACCAAGAAGTAGCCATCTATGAACACTACGAACTGGGGGTTGCCATTCGCAGTGAAGTCCGAATCCGTAATCTCAGCAAAGGTATCTGTAACGTGGTTATAGATATAGCCTTTACCGTTAGGCACTAAGACCATTAACTGTGTGCCGTTATCAGCCATTGAGACTCGTACAGTGCCTTCAATGTCACCGATAAACGTCAGCGTGTAATCTTCTTCTAACCTATACAGCCTGTCGCCATTCACAAAATACGGCTTGCCAGCCATCTCGTGTGCGCCACGGTTTATATCATTAACAGTTTGCGCCTCAGCGACTTGAGACAGTCCCTCAGTGCCGAATAGAGTCTCTTGAGATAAACCAACACCTTGAACAATGTTCGGATACCAGTTAGTGCATTCTTGAGCGGAGATGGGCAGGGAGTCTGAAACATAAAACCCATTCGCTATTGGTAACTGAGTTACAGGCATTAGAGCGCCCCTATAATGGCATCCAATACAATCAGGTTGTCAGTTGTTGATTCGTTTCTGACGAATATCTCAACGTAGTCACCCTCATCTAGCTCCAAGTTAGCAAACGTGGCTAGGCTTCTGTACAGCCCGTTAGATGTTGTGGTGGTTGTTTTTGATGAGGGAATAACTGTGCCGTTTAGAGCGATGTACATTGACACTGTATGGTTAGTGCCGCTGGCAACAGTCATACTTACAATAGCGTTGATGATGTGCCTAGCAGTACTCCCTGTGTGGGTAATTTTACCAGTCGTGTCTCCGGTGTAGCCAGCTTCATCACCTACTGTGAATGTGCCTGCAACCTTTACAGGAGTAGCAGTGCTTGTAATCACCGTCTCAGTAGAATTGCCGTGCATATTGACGTTGGCGTACTCAGCTACACCTACTTGTGTGATAGTCACATAGTCATCAGTAGACGTAATGTCTATGCCGTTACCAGCAACCAGACTAGCAAACGTAGGGCTGTCGGCTGTGGTATTTAGAAAGATAGCCGCGCCTGTCGCATCCTGTGTAAAGTTGTGCGCGAGTATAACGCCATTCTCAGGAGACACGTTAGCCACAATACCCGAGCCATTCTCAAGGTTGCGGATGTTATTAACAGTCCCCTGAGTGTCTAGGATGGCTGCGCCAGTCACAGCACCGTCTTGGACTATTGAGCCAGAGACTCCGAGGTTAGTCACAAAGTCAGTGTAGGCAATCTTGTAGTTAGTGCCATTAACTACATAGTCTAAATAACCGCCAGCCTCAACCGATGTTTTAGCAACGAACTCACTTTTCTTACGACCTTGTGCGCGTGTAGTCATTGGGTATTATTCTCCAGACCAATAGCCCCAGTAGTCTCAGCAAGTATCTCAGCTTCATACTCTGGATAGAAATGTCCGTTAAGACCCCATGACTCATCTTCGTTACCAGAGCCAAGAGGGAGTGTAGAAGGTAGTGCTGTGGCGCGGATACGCTGACCAATGGTACGCATAGTCTGCAAGCCTTGACGCGCAGCTAGTGCCAATCCCTCAGAGACAACGCCTCCGTAGTCAGGGGACACCTCTATTGCCATGTTAGCAATAAGTCCGCGCAATGCACCTGTCGGAATCGTGACAGTATCACCTAAATCTGACACTTCCGTATAACCCAAGTTAATGCCTTGTGCATCTAACTGGGCCATGTAGTTATTCATAGCAAAAATAAAGTCCTGATACTCGTCTGGCTCAAGTGGAGACTCAGACGCTTGTACCAAGATGCGTTGTAGTGCCGCCTTAGCGACTTGAGCTACAGTAGCCATTATTCGTAAGATGCTCCGCCTTTCATGGTTTTGCCAGACTTCTTCTTGCGCTTTTTCTTCGCTTTGTCTGCCGCCTTCATACCTTCTTTCGTGTATGGGAATTTCTTACCGCCTACCATTGGCATATGTCACCTCACTCGTATGTTGCTTTCTTGGCTGTCTTGGCTGACTGTCTAAAAGCCTTTGCTGTAGGTGCGCCCTTAGAGCCAACCTTACGCATTCTTTCGGGAGTCTTGCCCTCAGCCTTTTGGCGCTTGATGCGCTTGCGTTTAGCGTGGATGTTTGCGTATAGACCGTCACTCATACTTAGCCTTCATTGATTTAGCGCCTTTACACTTCCAACGCTTGCGACTTAGATTGTTTGGCGTGTTGGGGTCATTCTGCTTGTCTTTAGGCAGTCTCTTCTTGATACCTAATGACCTAGCGCAATATGAGTCGCCCTTGCTTGTCCCAGCGCGTACTCGCGGCCCACCGTCTTTAGCCTTGCCAGCCTGCCCGTAGGAGACTTTCTTGCCTGACGCTGTAACCTTAACCTTAGCCTTGCCTTTTGCTGGTTTTGCCATATAAGCGAAAAGGGGGCCGAAGCCCCCTCCTCCATTCTAGCGTTATACGCCGAAGCCTTGACCTGCGAAGAGCGGGTTGAAGCAAGCGTATGCAGGCAGAAGGTCGAAACGAATCTTCTGCGTGTTAGCGTCACCGTCTGCGTACTTAGATACACGGATGCTGAAGCCGTCGCTAGTAGTAGCGATTGTGTCAGTGCTGTAGAGCTTAGGTAGCTTCACAGTACCGATGCCGAATGCCTGCTTCGTGTAGAAGAGGTTAGGCTGGTACAGAGTTGAAGCAGCACCAAGGATAGTGACAACAGCATCTTCGGCAGGAGCCGCAGTGACGTTGTTGTACTGACCGTTAGCTTCGTAGATAGCAGCACCTGAAACAGTGATAGTCGCAGCGTTGCCAGCGATAGTCACATCTTCGAGTACAGTGCCTGTCCACGGAACTTGGTTGCCTGAAGCGTCCAACATAGGCTCACGAGTAGCTACGTTGAGACGATTAACGCCTGCGATAGTTACCATGTCACCAGCTTTGATAGTACCAGTACCCAGACCGTCGAGAGACAGAACCTGAGTCATAGTGTCCTTAGCTGTTACATAAGTAGCGTCAGGAGCCGCTGCTAGTGCGCCAGCGCGGTCAGCAGTATCGCCTGAAGTGTAGCTAGACAGCGCGTTAGAGGTCAGAGCCATCATGCCGCCGAAGTTGCTAGAGATTTGCGCCTTTTCCCATGCAGTACGAACAAGGCCATCAGCCGCGTTCAGACCGTTCTGAGCTGAAGACAGCGCAGTAGTAGTGAATGGGTTCATCAGGTAATACTTGTCGTCAGACATTGGTACACCGATAGAATCCATCAAAGCGCCAGCACCAGCCACATCACCCCAAGCGTCTACGGCAGTGCCGTGAGTACCATACTTCAGTGAAGCGTTCTTGCGGATGAATGAACCAAGGTCAAGCTCCATGTCCGTTACAATGCGACGGGCCATAGGCTCAATGATCTGGTCGAGCTGGTCTAGCTCCAGAGCTTCCTCAACATTGCCCCACTCAGTAGCGGCAGTGAAGTAGTCCTGTACTGTACCAGTTGCCTTACCTGCAATGATGTCGCTCTTAGTGCTTGAGCTAATATCACCGCCAGAGGTACGGATTGAGTTGTAGTCGTGTGGACGCTTGAAGTCTACAGTTGAACCACTTGAAGGGTTGAACTTGCCTGACAGAAGCTGTGTGTCCACAGTCTTGGTTAGAACTCGGCTTGACTCAAATGCTTCTAGGAAGACCCGAGCCACTTTCCGAGTGACGTTACTATTAAGATTGTTAGCCATTTTACCTTTTCCTATTCAAATGTAGCGCCTTGTGGCCCTCTAGGTTTGGGGGCCGTACCAGCGCCGTGTGGCTGCTCCAATGGATCAGGAGCAGAATTTACCTTGGGTTTAAGAGCAGCAGCCTTCTGCTTGACCGTAGTCGCTATGTAGACAGCCGCCCTTGCAGGTGACATATCTCTTAGCTTCTCTAGCTCTAAAAGATTCTTAGACAGGTAAGAAGTAATCAATGGCCCTTGGTCTTCCTCAAGGATGAAATTAGCTACATCATCTTGAATACCAAACTGGGCTATCGTGTTACCTGCTGCCTGCAAATCCTCTGCCTTAATCCCGAGCTTGGTAGCGCGTTGGGAATAAGACTGAACCTTCTCGGTCAGTGCTTCTTGCTGCTTTTGGGCTTGCTGTTGGCGCAACATCTCTTGCTGCTGCCTCAAAGCCTGTTGCTGCGCGTCATACTGAATCGCAGCTTGCATAGCCCTGTCTCTCTGTTCTAGCTGCCTTCTGTATTCCTCGTCAGAAACTGCAAAAGGGTCTGGAACGTCTGGGACTTCCGGTCTACGCTGCTCAGGTACTTTAGCTTCTAATTCTTCAAGCCGCTTCTTTAGGGCTTCTGCCTCTCGCTCCTTCTCTCGGAGCTTGAAGACCTTTTTGCCCACAGCCTCATCAAATATCCGCTGCTGTTCTTCACTGAACGTGATGGGTTTATCCTGAGTCGCCTCAGCCTCCGGTGCTGAATCGGAATCCTGTTCCTCAACAGAATCTTCAGTTTCGACTACCTCCTCTACTACTTCCTCTACTACTTCATCGGAATCATAGGTGTAGTTGTCTTCTGGTTGCAGCTCGCTCATGTTTTGCCCCTTACGGTAAATGCCACGAAGAAAGGTCGTGTGCCTTGGGCTGATAATACCATATTTGGGTAAAAATCAACACTTGTTAGCTAAATAGGCTAATATGTGTGTAATTTAACCAAGGAGTTACTCATGAGCGATATATTGGACGCATTTGAGACAGACGACCCAGACCAGATGTCTGACATCTTGATTGATACTATCGGACAGCTAATAGAGGCTGACAGGGCCGGAGATGGCCCTATCACCGAGGAGTTGTGGGAGAAGGTAGAAGGGATGATTGCGAGTCTTGTTGAGGCTGTTTAGTCATGCTATTATGTTTACAAAATAGGAGGCTATATGAATTGCAAAGAATTATTAGATAGATATTGGTCGTGTTTTGGTCACCTTGACTTAACCGTTGGCGAAACAATAACAATCGAAGACATGGTTGCCTCAGAGCAGTTTAACCAAGAAGAGGCTTTAGAAATAATTAAATGTCTCGAAGACTGCTAAGATATTTGTTTACCCCTTCAAGCCAACGCTCGTCAGCCATCTGGTAATCTTGAGCGCCTCCAGATGTTTGGAAAGAACGATACGGACCTTGCTTATTAGCTCTTGCAGCCGCAGGGTCAGGAAACATTACATCCCAAGGTATCATTGGCTGATTTATAACAGCCCCACCCTCTCCTTGAATGACGGTGTCATAAGAAGCATTAAGACCTGTGTTTCTTTCCATTGTTAAAGGATCAGCATCCGCAGCAACCATTACCCTACTTCCGCTGAACCCAGCAGGGTTATCTAACATGAATTGTTCATTAATAACTGAATAAATATCTTCAGGAATAGGGGCGCCTTCTGCTTGCAGCTCTCTATTAGTTAAAACGCTCATAAATGCTTTGCGCTTATTACCCGCTGTAGCGTACTCATCAGTGGTTTTTAACCATTCTTCTAAATCTTCTGGCGTTGTATAGCCTTTCCAAGATTCTGCAATTCCTTTGGTGTCGCCTTTATTTAACTGTGATTGCATTTGCCTATTAAGGATGTCTTCGCCTTTCTTGGTTAACCCGCCAATAGACTTAATATATCTTGAAGCTATGACAGACGCTGGTTCTGCAAAATTAGAGCCATAATTATCCATACCCATGTAAACATAGACAGGGTCTTTTTTTGTTTCCGCTCTAACCCTGTTTGCATGGCCTTGCTTTGATTTTGCTGCTCCACTCATGCTCATCCAATTGCCATATCTATCAAAATGTTGAGGCCCGCCTTCAACCGTATACGGAGATATATCTACCCCAGCAACCCTATCTACTGTGCCATAAATAGTTTTATCCGCAGGCAAAGGAATTAAAGGGCTTCCAAGTAGCTGCTCATAAGTGCCTTCTTGAGCAAACAAGTCATCAGGAGATAAAACTCGCCCCCCAAGCAGCCTTGCATTTTCTCTTTGTGAAATTATTGGGTTGTTGTTGTATTCGCTTAACAGCTTTTTATAGCTTCCTTTTGCTATATTCTCTGGCCTTACATCTTGATTTACTTCTGCCATTAAAGGGTTAATGCTATACCCTTTCTCATTAACAAAATCTCTAACAGGGTATTCATTAACATCACCTGCTTTTGCGGTTTGAATAATATCGCCAAACTGAGAAGTTTCTCTCAAAGAGCGTAATGCTGACTTAGCGCCCTTAGCCGCAACATCACCAACAACAGGCACAACGCCCATCATGTTGATGCCAGCGCCTACCATGTCACCCTGCCCATAGGCTCGTGCCGCGTCCTCTACGGCTAATACATCACCAGCTACAGGCAAAAAGTCCACTGCGGATTCTATATCACCAGCGGCATTGAGAAGCCCCTGACGGTATCCACCCTCAAGCCCTGTAGCGTCTACTGCATCGCGCATCAGGTTGCTTAGAGCTGACCTGATAGAAGGTCTAGCGTTTTGCATGGTCTGGACGCGAGGAGCTACCTGCGTCCTACCCTGTAGAGAGTACCTGCGCGACAGTTCTTGTTGGGCTAACTCAGCGACGGTTGGCAAGGTTAATTAACTCCGCTTCAGACATCATAGGGATTTGAGCCTTCATCATCTGCTCTTCCATCATGTCAGACATCTTCTTCTGGTTGTCTAACTCTTCGCCCATTGTCTGAGCGGCTGTTTTGTCTATAGTCGCGCCAGCTTGCTGGGCCTTGATCTGTGTCTCCATGCGCTTAGTTTCAGCGTTGAAGGCATCTATCTGGTTATCAGCTTGGTCGCCTACCGTTTGGCTCTGTAGCTTCTGGGCTTCCAGTTGTAGCTTGATCTGCTCGTTCTGGAGCTTCTGCATCTCTATCTGCGCCCTAATCATCTCAGCCTGTGCCTTCTGTTGCTCTGCCTGAGCTAGAACCATGGCAGGGTCTGGCTGTTGCTCCTGACCCATCTGCTGCTGAACTGCCATCAGCTCCTCTTCAGTCATCTGAGACTGAGGGATTAGACCTTGCTGCATCATCTGTGCGCGCTTTCTTTCACCGATCTGGTTAGCCGCAGGAGTGTTGATGTTCTGCAACAACAGGTCGCCAGCTATCTGCATGAGCGAAGGGTCAACCTGAGCCAGTGAGGTTATAGCCTCTAGTGTCTCCTGCTGGCGGTTCTGGAAGCTCGGCCCTGCCCGACAGATAACGTCATACACACCAACAGATAGGTCATTCGCCGCAACCAATTCACCCGTCTGGTTATCAATCACCGTCTGGTTGATGTCAGCCATATCATAGGTGTCGTCTTCACGCAGCACACGGATAGTCCGAGCCGTGTCATACACCTTGGGGATAGCGTCCTTGATGAGATTGCCAGTGGCTTGTATAGCTATCTCCATTGCACGAGTGTACTGGTAGGTAGCGTTGTCGCCCTTGTTCTGGAGCTGACGGATTGCCACGCCTGACTGTGCGTTAGGGTTGTCGCCCATGTTAGCGGCAAACATCCCAGAGGCAGCGTTCATCATGCCCTGCATCGCAGTAGCGACAGTCCTCAGACCTGCATTGATCTGCGCGCCACCGTTCTGCTGTGGGACTTGTGGAAACTCTGGGTCAGGGTTAAAGAACTGCACTGGATCGGAGTTGGTATTCAGCGTAGCTAACTGGTCTTCATGGCCCGCAGCCTGAGTAGGAGTCATCCAATACTTAGCCCGTGGAGCTAACGCACCTTCCTCAATCTCACGGCTCATGGCGTAGTTCAAGACACGCTGAGGGTCTAGTAGCTTCTCTACCACACCCCAGTAGATTGTCTTGTTTTCAAATACTTTGTAGTTACCGTAGACAGGCACAACAGGGATGCGGTTGAACACTGTGTCCTTGTCATCCTCTAGCCAATCCTTCCCATCAAAGTACCTTGAGCAGACCTTGTGCATCTTGCGCTTGCGTCTGCGCACCTCGGTGACACCCATCATCTCAAGCTCGTCTCTGATCTTCTCAAAGTCGTCATTGACCTCATGGGTCTGGCCATTGGACATCATGACCAGCTCACGGTCTTCTGATTCCACATAGAGGAACTCACCCACCACAATGACTTCAGCCTTGTCGTAGTATGCGTCACCTTCACGGTCATCTGACACAGACTCTTCTGAGCCTTCAGGCCAGCGGCTCTGATACTCATCAATCGCCATGGGATGCAGGACAAACGCATAGCGTGAGTCAGACTTGTCTTGCTTCTCTGCCGCAGGGTCAAACCATACCCGATCTAGCGGGTTGGCAACCTTCTCAATCATGATGTCCTGATCGAAGGAGTTGTCATCTGCATACTTGGAACACACACGCCACGCATCAAAGCCACCTGTCACCATGCCACGGCAGGACTGTGCGTAGATTTGCTTGGCGTTAGAGAGATTCTCAATGTTGCGGATAATGCCGTCATAGGTATGAGCAATGTCCTTTGTGGCGTTACCACCAGCAGGACTAACACGGATGTCAAAGTCTGCCTGCTCAATCTCTGAGGCTACCTGAGAGACAATAGGGTTTACTTGATCAAACGTGTAGCGAGGCTTGTTCTGGTTGGAGTTCCACCAGTATGGCTCCCACTGACCGTCCCGCTTATCAAGGAACAGATGCGCCTCACGAGCCATCTCACGGTTATCATGGTCTGCCTGTTGGCAAGCGGAGAGAAGGTTGATGACGCTTTGGTGGTCGTCGTATTTATCCTTGTAGGAAAGATCAGCCTCGGTGTATTCGCCAGACTCTTCCTTCTCTTCCATTCCGTTTTCGTACTCAGCCATAACCTAGCCCCAGCCAGAGAAATTGATTTTGACAGCCGCTTTCTGGACTGCCTTTGGTGAAAACATAGACATCATGAGCGCGTCTCCCATGTTCGGTGACGGTAGCTCATACGGCTTCTTAGCCATGTCTATTTTTGACATTATCTGGATTTTACCATTATTTGAGCGTTTTTGCGGGATTCTGCACACTTCGCTTCTTAACTGGTCTAGCGTGGGTATTTCACTGCTCAGAGAGATAAGCTCGTCAGGGTTGATGTAGTCGCCCTTTGACACAGCCCTGTAGGTAGCCTCAAACCTATCCCTGAGCTTCCACCAATACTGCGCCCGTTTGTTAAAGAACGTGTCCTTGTTGGTCTTGGAGTCTGCCCCACTGTACGGCACAGCAGGGTCATCAGGAGTCTCAGAGCCACGGAACTGGTGCTTCTGCATCTTGGTAGACTCTAGCTCTTGGTCTACCTGACGCTTGAGAGAGATACCTAGCCCGTCACAGTCCCACACAAACCAATCAGCCTGAGCATCACGGGATAACTTCAGCGCCCAGTCCATGCCTTCATTGCTGTCACCTGTTACCTTTTCACACACATCCAAGACCACCGAACCCTTGCGCAGCGCAAAGCCCTTACTGTCACCGCCCTCATCTGATGGGTCGTGTGAGGCTATCAACGCGCCTGTAGGCTCAAACCCGAGCTTCTTGTGTGCGTCTATCGCAGCGTCAAACCACTCAGTAGGTATGATGTTATCTTCCACTGAGTCGTAGTATTCGCCTTCCCAAACGTGTTGGAAGAGGGCAGGTGACATCCTCTCTCTGTCGCTTTCCATCTCCTGCTTCAAGACATCAGGGACTAGAGGATTGTCTGTGATGTTAATCATCACGATCAGGTGTAGGTCGTCTTCGTAGTATCCATCCCTTCTAAGCTGCTTCTCATACGGCTTGATAAACCGCTGGCTGAACGCATCCACGCTAGACCTTGGGTTGGCACTGAACCATATCTCTGAGCCTTCCTCACGCAATGTAGGCGTTAGAGCCTTGAGAGAGTTGAAAGAGATGGTCTGCGCTTCCTCTACCCAGAACCGTCGAAAGCCGTGCATGGACTTCACGCCCTCTGGGTTTCTAGCTAGGCCACGGAACTTAAACACTGGGTCTTGGTTGAGGAGTATCTGGTTGTTCTGCACCTCAAAGCCTTGAAGGTTGAGGCGTTCTATCTCTGACTTCAGCAGGGCATGAACTGAGTCGTCTATGCTGTTCTGGAACTCACGGAAGCAGGCAGTCTTAATCCCCTTGGTCTGTGCGTCCATAAGGCACATATCAGCAAAGCTCATTGACTTGCCTGAGCCTCGCCCACCTATAGCAATCTTGAAGCGTTTAGGCGTGTCTATGAACCGCCTGAGCTTCTTGGGGATTTGCATCTTAGGCATTATTTCTTCTTGCTCTTACCTGCCTTGCTGTAGGCTATCGCTGCGGCTTGATCTTTCGGACGACCCGCTGCTATCTCCCGCATTATGTTCCGACTGATTACTTCCTTGCTCTTTCCCTTTTCTAGCGGCATTGCCAAATATCCTTTCGTAGTTGTCTGAATACTTCTGAACCTTGTACGGTCTGGGCCTTGAGCCTTTGCCACCTTCCCAAGCGCCTGTACTCATTCCACCACCTCAATCGTCCAGTGGTTATCTATCTCAATGGGGTCGCCGTCCCTACCAGTAAGCTCTGTACGCTTAGTCTCTGTCCATCCTGCCTGATGGGATAGCCAGAACTTAGCTGCATTCACATCGCCTTCCATGCCTTTTGTTTGCAAGGAACCAGCCATCTGAGCAATAGCCAAAGCCTTACCCTTCCTGTAGGCTTCAGCAAGTTCTGGCTGTCTTGTCATCGCCTTCTGTAACGTATTGAAAGCACAGCCGAAATAATCTGCAAGCTGTTGCTTCGTAAGTGAAGGGGCAAGCTCAAAACATTCTTTGATTTCTTGCTCTGTAAAGACCCTTGGCGGCCTGTGTGGAGGGTTGCTACTCACCACTCTTACTCCCCATGTTTCTGTTACGGCTCAAAGCAAAGTCTCTCCTTGGCTCTGAGGGTTCAGCAGAAGCCCCGTAAGGGATGTGCTGTATCTTGCCGCCCTTGGCTAAGAACTCTGCCGTCTGTTCCGCAATGATAGCACGAAGTGGTTCTGTATCTTTCATAGAGCTATTTCCATGTTGAATAGTATGGGCAGGTTGTACTTCCTGCGTTGCTCACGCCGAGCTAATGACTGTTTAATTTCCTTGTAGTCATTATAACTTATTGTTTTGCCTTGTTTAAGTGTTTCATGGGCCATCATGAGCATAGTGTCATCCCAATCAGCCTTCTTGTTTAGTAGCCAGTGACGGTCGTATTCGGTCTTAAATGGCTTATCAAACAGTACGTCTGGCTTCATCCCAAGGGATTGGACTATCTCTGGGCCTTTGGCTCCACAGGCGTGGCAGTACATCAGAATCTTATCATCTGCCTCCTTGATAGACATTGAAGGGTTGTTGTCCCCGTGTACAGGACAGCAGGCTATGTAGTTCTTGCCTGACTTCCTGACCTTATCCAGACTACCAAGAATACGTTCGAGGTTTAGCATTGCTCATTCTCCTTCTGATGTTTATGTGAGTTATAAAGTTCCTCACTTCGTTTTTAACTGGCCTTGGAGTTCTATCGACTCCCTTGGGCCATACACCAAACTTCTCTTTATACTTATGACTAGCCCAGCCTTCAGCGTAGCCCTTGTCCTTGGCATACTGCATAAACTGACCCATCCATTCGGACTTATCCTCAACCTTAAAGTCCTTACTAACCTTCTTTAGCATTGAGCCGTCATCCTTGAACACTGGGTCGCTGGATGGAATGACATACCCACAGGCACATTTGCGACCTTGGAAGGCTGCTGAACACACAGGGCAGTCTCTGGTGATTTTCTCACGTTCATCCTTCTGAACCTGATTATTCTCCTTAAACCGCTGCTCACCCCTATCCAAAGACTTAGGAACTATGTCCTCTGGAAAGCCGTGAGTTTTTAAGTTTCCAGCATGGTCGAGATAGGTGGCCTTCTCTTTTCCTTCTGCGATACGCCAGATTCTGCCTGCCCTCTGGACAAAAGCTATAGGAGATTTAGTAGGGAAGCAGTCTATGAGTATCTCTACGGAAGGGTCGTCATACCCCACCCCCAAGAGACGGCTGCAACACAAGACCTTGCATCGTCCAGCCCTGTGGTCGTCATAGATGTATTTCCGTTCTTCATCACTCATGTAACCATCTATGTGCAATGCAGGGATGCCAGCAGAGTTGAACCTTTCCACCATTGACTTGGAGTGTGCGACCGATGGGCTAAAGGCTATGGCCTTCCTTTGGAGGTCATTAGAGTGCTTGCGGTAATTCTCCACAATATCCCCATTAAACGTGTCATCCATCATCGCTTTACCCAGAGCCTCTGGGTCATAGTCTGAGCCACCAGTGGATAAGGACTTGGTTTTGATACCTTTCAGGTCTATGGACTTGCCAACGTAATAATCTGTGGGACACAGCCAGCCTTGGTCTAGTAGCTGTCTGGTGGTGGTGGTGACTATAAGATCGTCCCAATGCAAACCCAGCGACTTGCTAAATGGCGTGGCGCTAAGTCCTATGAACGGCACTGCATCGTACCTGTCCATGAACCCATCCACTAGACCCTTATACATGGTGTGGCATTCATCCACTATGGCTAGATTAAAGGCTAGATGCTTGCGCCTCACAGCAGTCTGGATAGAGGCTATCTGGATAAGTTTATTGGGGTCATACCTTGGGTCATCGGCCTGAAGCACTGAGTAGTCAGCTCCTAACCGATCAAAGGTATCTACTGTCTGACTAACCAATTTAACCCTGTCGCAGAAGAAAATAGACCTAATGCCCTTTTCTGCTGCGTTCATCATGATATGGGCTGCAATCATCGTCTTACCCATGCTACATGGCGCTGCCAACAAAGGTCGCATCTTACCCTTGCGTAAAGACTTCCTCAGAGCTTCTACCGCAACCTCTTGGTGTGGTCGTAAACTAACCACTACATCACCGCCTTTATGATTTCCGCTGCCGCTTGCGGGACAATGGCGTTACCCGCTCCGCGCAGTATGCCCACTCGATTGGATACCCCATTAGCCAGAGGGAAAAGCGCGGGTTCAGTTGGGATGGGGCGGTACTTTCCGTCTCGGCAGTAGATGATTCTGGGTTCAGCCCAAATGTCGGTATTTGATCTTTGAGGTTTGAGCAACCTCCCTTTGTCTTTGCCCGAGCCAATGCTTCGTCCGACCTCTGAGTCATATAATCCATCGTGTTCGGCGTTGCCCACGCTACCATATGCTTCATCGCGCCTAATGGAATAGTGTTGCGAGTTAACTCCCCCGGATATCCCCCTTCCTTGGAGTTGTGATGAGTTGGAGTCGGCCACGGAACTAGTTGAGGCGTCTGATCTAGCGACAGACCGTATCTGACTCCCGTCTTCGCACTCGAATTTTGAGCGTTTTCGTCTAGCTTCCGACCGCCTTTGTAATCTCTCTGCGCTGGAGTCGGCCACGCGCTTGGCGGTAAAGAAGAGTCTGTCCCTTTTGTGGTACGCGCCGACGCTGCCAGCTGGTAATACGACCGCTGCTGAGGCGTATCCTTCCTTTTCAAAGTCAATTTGTAGATCGTCGAGCCATCCATATCTGATAGCTGCCGCAACTTGCTCTCCAAAGACCGTTGGAGGTTGGCACTCTCGGATGAGATTAAAGAACACTGGCCAGAGGTGTCGCTCGTCATCTTTTCCTTTCCCTTTCCCTGCTGTTGAGAAGGATTGACATGGAGGACTTCCTGTCCAAACAGGTCTGTCTGGACTCCATCCTGCGAGTTGTAATGCTCTACTCCATCCTCCGATTCCTGCGAAGAAGTGACATTGAGTAAATCCTTTAAGGTCTGATGGTTCGACATCTGCAATGCTCCTTGTATCGACCTCACCATTAGGTATTAGGCCGTCTTTGATTAATTGTTTAAGCCATTCGGCTGCGAAACTATCCCACTCATTGTAATAATTCATGATTCGGTAACCTTTGTGGGAAATGAATCAATTAACCTACCTAGCTCTGCCAGCTCGGGCATTTCTGGAGTCTTCCACAGAGACTGCATCATTTCTTGAAGACTTGTGCATTCGTCACACAAGATGACTTCTTTCCTTGATCCAATCCAGGTCGGGCAGGTTTCACAACGCTTGATGCTTCTGATCTTTTTCATTTGACCTCCACGATTGTGATTTGCTCTTCTAAGGTGTCACGGGCAATCTGCTCTGCCTCGCTTTGTAAGATGGTTTTCTTAGCAGAGTCCCACAGCCTTAACTGAACCTGCGCAGCCTCAGCAACAACGTGGTCATCTATGTACCATTCGCGGTACTTCTCAATACCAGCCTTATCTATGGCGCAGTAACCAAACCGCTGACCATTACGAGCTAAGCTCCACATTAGAAGTCCTCCCTACGGACACCGTTGTAATCGTACATATCCAACACAGGCACATCATGCAAGTCGCAGTACCTGTTCCAGATTTTAGAATCTAAGTCTTCCATTATGAAGCGTTTGGCTATGTCAAAATAAGGCTCATACTTGATGAAGAAGTCATCGTGGCTCATCTTGCCAACAAATGCTTTAGCCATATCAACATGGAACTGAGCGTATACAGAGTTTGAGCTTTCATGAAACATCAGCTCTTGCAGCTCGTCAGGGCTTTCCTCAGTCGCAGCAATAACTAATTCGTTTGAGGCTGCGTCTGTAGCTTCTACGCAGCGGTTCTTGGGGTCAACCAAGTTATCAAGGTTTGCGTCAATCGCGTCTTTTACGAAGTCCATATTACTCTCCACAAGTAATGTTAAGGTTTTTATAGTTAGGCCAGCCGAACTCGCCACTGGTTTCTTTGAACAGGCACACCATTTCAGTGTACTCATCGGCTGCACGTTCAGCCTCTTGACGATCAAATGCGCCAGCAATGCTCAGAGCGGCAACCAGTGCAACGAAAAAAAACAGTGTCATAGTCTCTTTCATGTCATTCTCCTGACGTTTTTGTTTGTGTTGGGAGAATAGTGCCTGAAACACATACTATGGTCAACAGTCTGAGTTTACTTTATCATGAATTGTTTCTATGAATGTCTCCCTACCTATCGCTTTTTCCACTGCATGACACTCTGGGCAGTACCAGCACACACGGTATTTCACCATCTCGCCGTCTGTTACTCGCTCTTGAAACCCTATGACTTCACCCATTGTTTTGCCACAGGAGCAGGGCTTCTCACTCAGATCGGTCATTCTTCTCTCCTGTTTTTAGGATATATAGCACATCCTCTAACGTGCAGTTTGAATGAGACTTGAGGTTATACTCATCGTAGACGGTCTTTTTACTGCCATTAGGCCACCACTGCACTTGGCGGTAGCCAAAGCTAAACTCAATATGTTTGCCCTTGTGGGCTTTTACTTTTACTCCATCAAACAAATTTTCTGGTATTTCATAAGCCATTGATTATTCTCCTGTTTTTTATTGTTACACGAATTTTAGGCGCAATCGCCCTTTTTCCCCCGCAAATCACCCAGAGCCTTATACACTCTGACGCTTACGTCTGCCGCAGCAAAAGCCCGAAGGCTTGGTACTCAATTCAACGCCCACCTGAGTGAGTCGCTTCCCCCTGACTTTACGCTTCATAGCGCAGTCAGCCACTATTGTATAAGTATCTCACCAACGGTTCGTGGCAGTCTCTTTCGAGTTTGCGGTTGCCTGTTGTCAAGGGCGAAGACAGAGCAGGACGTTTGTGTTGGTTTGACCTCCCATTTCTGGGGCTGCATTAAAGGCGGCAGCTTGCATGAGCCAGAGTACGTCAGGCTTTGCCACACGGTCGGGGACTAGATATAGGGGAAAGGGATTGTGACAGGCACAAGATATTGTGTATACTTGGCTTGTCGGGTTTCTAACTTTCCAAGGTCTAGTCGGAATTTAGGGCTGTCAACCCACCGACCCTTTGATGTTATTCTCCTTTGTAAGAAATTGCAAGCCCCTCTCCACAAGGGGCTTTTTTTTTGCCTGTCAAAAGTTCCACGGCAATCGCAAAAAGTTCCGCGGAACCTTCCGAACTTGACTTTATGTTTAAAAGTTGCAGTTGAAATAAAAAAGTTTCAGCTAGTAATTACGATTCCTTCAGTAGTAATTACGATTGACTACGACAAAACTCACACAAAAAAGCGCCGATTTGTCCTTGATTTAGATATTGTCAATAAAAGTTGTTGACCAGTGTCCACACTAGCAGTAGACTGTCTGGGCATTATCTAAAGGAGATTAATATGCAAACATCAGAAAATATCAACGAGCTGGCTACTGCGCTATCAAAAGCACAGGGTCAGATGGGCGGCGCAATCAAAGGCGCTGACAATCCTTTCTTTAAATCCAAGTACGCTGATTTAGGTAGTGTCATTGCTGCTGTTAAAGAACCGTTAGCTGAAAACGGCTTATCCTACGTCCAGTTTCCCTTTGCTTATGAAGGCACTGTAGGCGTAACCACCAGACTCATGCACTCCTCTGGACAGTTCATGGAGTCTAGCTTTGCTATCCCAGCTCCTAAGAATGATCCTCACACATACGGGTCATTAGTGACCTACTGCCGTAGATTTAGTTTGCAAAGCATACTAGGAATTCCGTCTGAGGATGACGATGGAAATGCTGTCACACAGGCTGCTAGGACTCTGATTAACTCAGGTCAGGTTGCGTCTCTTCAGGCTTTAATGGAGATGACTGACACTAAAGAGTCACAGTTCCTCAAAGCCTATGATGTGGAAAGCCTAAAGCAATTAACCGTAGACCAGTTCAAACACGCTGTTCCTTTACTTGAGAAGAAAAGGGAGAGGCAATCATGATTCAGGGTAGCCAAGAATGGCTTCAGTCGAAAGTAGGAGTAGTTACAGCCAGTAACTTCTCCAAGGTCTTCACCACGGCTGGTAAGTTATCTACTAGCCGTGAGGGTCTTATCAATCAGTTAATAGCGGAGAATTTGACTAACGCCCCTACAGAGACGTTTAAGTCCTCTGCTATGGAGCGTGGCAACGAACTCGAACCCCAAGCACGAGCGATGTTTGAGATGCTTATGGGCGTTGAGGTGCATGAGGTTGGTTTAATTAAGATGAAAGATCATGAGATAGGCTGTAGTCCTGACGGCCTATTTGATGACACAGGCATAGAGATAAAGTGTCCACTGCCTGCAACGCACTGCGCTTATCTACGCGCGGATAAACTCCCTACTACCTATGTTCAACAGGTGCAGGGGACAATGCTTGTTTTGGGGCTGGAGAGATATTTCTTTATGTCTTTCCACCCTGAGATGAAACCCCTTATTATCGAAGTTAAACGCGATAATAAGCTCTTGGAACTGGCAGAACCTCTACTCATAGAGACTGCTGATATTATTAAATCTGAAACTGAACGATTGAGGAAAGAAGAATGACATTTACAAAAATACTAGAGTTTGCATTATGGAAAGACACCGAGCGCAAGAATGATCGTGCGCCTCAAACTTCTGGGAGTGCTAGTTTCACCTGCCCGAAGTGCCAATTTCATATCCCGAAGATTAGGACTAGCGCCTACACTAACAAGCCTGACCCAGAATTTCCTAAACGACCTTTAATAAAAGGGGAGGTTAGCATTGGGTCGGATGCTTTAGCGGAGCTGCTGAACGGGCCCAGCACTGTTCCAGTCCCAGCAGCGCCTGCTGATGATTTTGAAGATGACCTCCCTTTTAGTTGAACCCTTTCTAGATATGCGTTATTCTCCGAGGGTGTAATAAATACGGAGATTTAGCAATGACGCAAAAAGAATGCTTTAAATGCAATGAAGTCAAATGCCTGTCTGAATTTTATGTTCATTCAGAAATGAAGGACGGGCATTTGAACAAATGCAAACAATGCACAAAAAACGATGCAAGTATTCATAGGGCTAATAATTTAGAAAAAATTCGCGCATACGATAGAAAAAGAGGCGCAAGGCAGCCTGCAACGCATACGAAAGAATACAGAGAAAAATATCCTAACAAGTATAAAGCCCATTCAATAGTGAATCGGGCGATTAAGTCAGGCAAGTTGTTTAAAGAAAATTGCGAAAAATGCGGAACCAACGAAAAAATTCACGCACATCACGATGATTATTTAAAGCCATTAAACATAAGATGGTTATGTGCTGCTTGTCATAGCCAGTGGCATGCAATGAATGGCGAGGCGAGAAATGGAGCATGAAAAAAATATATGATTGATTTTGGGAAAGCACTAAGAGCTGCCCAAGAGGAGCAAGGCGTAACGTCAATAGAGCTGGCGAAACGCTTTGCTGTTCATAAGCAGCAGATAAGCCGCTGGAGATACCAGCAGGATGCGAGTTTGTCTTTAATAGCCAAGATTGCTAACGAGCTTGGCTTAGACGAGCTAGAGTTTATCGCAAAGGGGATGTGATGCAGGTTTTTACCGAAGCAACCGCAGCATTAGAGGAGGCGCAGTTTTGCGCTGACTCTGAACGCATCCCTTATTGTGTAGTGTTTGATGAGGCAGGTTTTGGCGTTTGTCCTTATGACGAAGTTAAAGACCTGTCTATCATTTTAGAAAGGTGCGTTGGCACATGAAGCCAAGGCACTACGCAGCGCAAATACTGGAATTGAAAACCAGAGAAGAAAGAAGAGAAGCACTATCCAAGGTGCCTGCTGAATACCAAGAACGTGTAAAACTTTATGTGGAGAATGAATTTGAGCGAAGGAAATACACTCGCAGACCTTGAGAGAATCACTCAAGAGTTTGCCCAAGCCGAAGCTGAGCGCCAGTACCTGATGGAGTTCCGCAAGTCTAAGAAAGCAATCTTAATGGCAGAAGCGGAAAGAACGGAGCATTCTATGCCGATTGCCAAACAGGAGAGATATGCGTACTCTCATCCCGAGTACCTTGAGTTATTAGAAGGGCTAAAGGTCGCAATAGAAAAAGCTGTCCTGTTGCGGCATAAAATCCAAGTAATGAATATGAGATTCGAGCAATGGCGCAGCAAACAAGCGACTCTGAGGCAAGAAATGTCTATAAGATAAGCAGCGAGTTAAAAGCGTTATCTATGGTTTATCCGGTAACCAGCAAGCTGTTTAGCATTAAACTAATTGAGTCACGCATGAAGCACATGGACTCCAAGACCAGACTTCGGGCTATCCGTGTTATTAACTGCATCCAGACAGGAAAACCATACAGACTATGAAGCGCAAGCCAAAGGTCAAAAGCAGCAAAGTCTTACGTCAGGAATGCTTAAAAGCCATCCAGCGGCTATGCAGACTAGCCGCAGCAGATGATGACGGTAACTGCGCTTGCGTATCTTGTGGGACGGTTAAGCACTACTCCGCTCTACAAGGCGGGCATTTCTTAGCCAAAGGCTCATCTAGTTATTGGGCTTTACGCATAGAGAATGTGCATCCTCAGTGCCAGAGCTGCAATATGTGGGGCATGAGGTACGGCTCAGCCGCTCAGCAGTACACATTGTGGATGGAGGATATGTACGGCAGGGACTTTGTGGATGAGATGATTGCCACCAAGTCTAACCCCATAAAGCTGTACAAGGCTGACTACGAAGAGATGCTTGCTGACTTCAAGGAGCAAATTGCCTACCACGAGAATCGCGTAAGATGATTGACGTAACCTTAACTGAAGAAGAGCAGTTGATGTGCCAAGAGAAAGCCGAGGCTAGGTATAAAATAGCTCGTGAGTTAGGGCTGACTCAGTTAAGAATAGACACATCGCCAAGGAATGTAGAGCTGCTAGGCGTTCAGGGAGAAATGGCCTTTGCTAAGCTATTTAACCTTCATACTCCTATGGTAGAGCATGGCGCAGATGCTGGCTGGGACTATGAAATTAACGGCATTACCATAGATGTTAAGACTGCTTTTAAGCCTAGCCACAGATTGCTATTTAGAGAGTTATCAGCATTTAAGGCCAGAGTTGCGGTACTTGTCGTCAAGATAGACGAAGATGTGTTTCGCATAAAAGGCTGGGTAAGTAAGAAAAACTTTGCAAACTGGGCAGAGCTAATGGACGATGATGGGTTTGCATTACCAAATGACCGTCTTAGGAAGATACAAAACCTCTGGCTAAACGCAGCAGTGAAAGGGTTAAAATGACTGAGTTTATTTTTGCAATGTCAGCTCAAGAAATGTCTGAATACCTACACAATGACTTT